GCGACCCACGATGAGCTGGTGGCCCAGGTGGCTGCCGGCGAAGTGGACGTTGCGGTGTCTTCGATTACGCGGACCGTCGAGCGGGCCAAAGTGGTGCGCTTTTCGCGCCCGTACCTCACGCAGTCGGTGGCTGTTGCGTTGAACCGGGTGCGTGCGTTGCGGGAGGACGTCGGGTGTCCGGACACACCTGCCGATGCGGCGGCACTGGCGGCGCGGCCGGACGGACTCGGCGTCACGCGCGGCGGCGCCTATGAACAGGCGCTGCACAACCAGGACAAAAAGATCAATCCGGTGGTCTTCGATACCGTAGGTGAACTCCAGGACGCCCTGGAAACCGGCAGGCTACTCGCCGGTCTGGGCGGCGAGATCGAGTTACGCCAGTTGTTCGCCCGGCACCCGGCGGCTCGTATCAAGCTCAAGCTTTGCCTGGTGGGCGAGCAGAAGGACCAGATCGCCATTGCAGTACGGCCCGACGCACCCAATCTCGTCACATGGATCGATGTCGTTCTGGACAACGTCGGCTTGCAGCTGAAGCCCAGCGGCATCTTCACCCTCGGAACGGACTGGAGCTTCTAAGCGGCAAGTGAGAAAATCGGACGATTGTGGGCGAGCGCGAACCTGCCCCGCGGCGCCAGCTTTCAATTCGTCCTGCCGGCGATCGCGAACACTGCGTCGTGATGCTGCGCTCGTGAGCCGTCCTAAAGTGCGGGCAAACCGACCGCGAGCTCTGCTGCGGGTCAGACTCGGACTTCGGGCGGCGCCTGAATGAAGTCTGTTCATCTCCCCAACAACGGACATTCGTGCTGATGGATGCTTAGCGTGCAGGTCAAATTCGAGGAAGCTAAGCATTGGAACTTGTACCCTGTAGGGCGCGGTGCGTAATCCGTGGCCGGATTCACTTTTTCTTCGCACGGCATCGGCTCGTGCTCATCTGCCATCTACCACGCGGCCATCGCTTCAGGAGCCCTGTGGTGCGTCGCTGGCGAAATTAACGAGCAGGCGGTTCGCGCCGAGTCAGGGCGGCAGACGGTTCTGATCAAAAACTGCACAGGCCCCCCCGGAGACTGACCGCGAGCCTGCGTTCGGTGAGCGCCAAGCAATAGTAAGTTCAAAGCACGAAAATTTTGGCTCGGAGGGTTGCGATCGTCGACAGATCTCGTTTTGGGGGATGCCAGGGGGCGGGGTTCAGACCTGCGTAATCGGTCTCCGCATGTCGCGTCACGGATCCCATGACCCGTGATGGGACGCTGCGGCTGTTCACTGCTTGGCTTAACTGCAAAAGATAAGGCGCTCATGAGTCAATTTGACTCACGTCTAACGATCACAATTCATTTGCACCAAGATCGTGTGACAAGCTAACGCTCGTTTGCTTGTCACACTGAGGGACGAATTTCAGTGAACGTCGTTGCCTACTACCGGGTGAGTACGCAGAAGCAGGGCCGATCGGGGCTCGGGTTGGATGCTCAGCGGGCCGCCGTCCGTCGGTTCGCTGAGGACGAATGTCTCACGATCTTAGCGGAGCATATCGAGATCGAGACCGGTAAAGGCGCCGACGCGCTGGAACGCCGGCCTGAATTAGCCAAAGCCCTAAAGGCTGCTCGGAAGGACAAATGCGCAGTGGTCGTGGCTAAGCTGGATCGGCTTTCTCGCGATGTCGCTTTTATCGCCGCCTTGATGGCTCAACGCGTGCCGTTCATCGTTGCCGAACTGGGCCGGAACGCGGATCCGTTCATGCTGCACATTTACGCCGCGCTGGCTGAGCAAGAACGACGGATGATTTCTGAACGTACCCGCCAGGCGCTTGCAGCGGCCCGTGAGCGCGGCGTCGTATTGGGGAACGCCAAACAGGCTCTGGTAAATAAAAGCGAGTCAGTAGCCCGCGCTGAGTCATTGCGCGCCCTTCTCAAAGGCATGTCCGGCCTATCCGCCCGTGCGATCGCCACCGAATTGACGATGCGAGGCATACCTGCCGCCCGCGGAGCGGCCTGGTCAGCGAAGACAGTGCTTAGGGTCATGGACCGTCTGCGGATCGCTGTCCAGTAGCGTGACTGTTCGATCTCTTGGCCGGCGATGCAGCGGCGACAGGCCGATCTCCCTCCAATTCAGCTTCACACCGCTTGCCTCACCCCCATCTCCGAGGGATCTCCCTAGGTCGTCGTTCACTTTTTCTTATCGCCTTGCCGAAGGCTGCATATTTTGCGTCTCGATTTTTCTTGATTGCCAGCAGACCTTTCCCGCCGTGCTTCAGGCAGGTGGGAACACCCCTCAAGGCGATGTTCCGGCACCGTTGCCCTGTGCAACGGGCAATCGCTTCGCACAGTCGCCTGTTGGTTCGACCTCGCTTGAATGCCGATTGCACCCTGGAAGCTCTCCAAGCCGCATTGCCGGACCCTGCCGTCCTGCCACCCATCTCAACACGCCTTCCAAATCGTCAGAAACTCTCTCATCAGCTCGAGCTTATCCCCGGACAGTAACGCGGCCCCATAGGCTCCGACATCTTCGCATATCGGAGCGCTGTGCTGCGGGCTGACCGCCGGATTGCGGCGGCTACGCGGGCCTTACCGATCGGACTGCGGGTTCGGCCGCCCCATGGATTTAAGAATGACTTCGACCTCCTCGATGGCCTTTTGCGCATCAGGACGATCGAGGTCGATCATCCGCAACTCATCCAGCAGGGTGAGCACTAGATCGTGAGCATCGGCGTAATCGTGCGAAATCTGCAGGATCAAAACCGCGGCGATCAAGGCCGGATCGTAGTTGTGCCCGAATTCGGCCAGCATTTCGTAAGGAACCGTCTCAACCGTGGCCGCCATCTTGCGGAAGATCTGAGAGGAACGCTCATCGTTCCAATCCTTCATGCCGTCAGCCATGCAGGTGAACAGCTCAACCATCTGGGCTTGAAGCGTCGCGTAGCTCTCAATGTCGCTTACGTCGCCAAGGGCCGCTACGATCTCGGCCGGCTTGGACATCGGCGGATCCTCCGACGTTGATGTTGATGACGAAGACGGGCGGATTTTTGGCCGCGCTACCGGCCGGATCGTTGAAGCGGGTACGCCGCGCGCGTTGACCTTCAGCACCATGTGCCCCTACCCCCGTGCATGGCTGTACGGCCGATGTCGTCCAGCAGGTCGTCAAGGCTAACGCCGTCGCGGATGGCGTCCAGCGGATCGCTGATGCTTTTGCGAATCGTGGTGACCTCGGCACCGGGGAAGGTTAGCTTCGCCTTGGCGACGTCAGGATATGCGGACAGAAAACGGGCAATTTCGTCCAGCGTGTAAACGGCCACCGCGCGCCCCTCGGCGATGACGGCGCGGGCATGGTCGTCGCTGGGGACGATGGCGGCGACGGTGCCACCAGCGGTGAGATGGCGGCCTTACCTACCGCCGTGGCGGCCTTGTCGAGGGTTAGCCACGCCGTGACCATGCGCTTAGCTTCGCGGCGGACGGCATTGAGGTCGCCGTGCCAGATGGCGGCGTTGAGGAGGTAGCGTTGCCTGTCGAACTTGTCCCGCATCTCGGGAGGCACCAGCAAGCGCAATCGCCCGGCGCCCCACCGGGTCTCCATCTGCGCCGCCGTCAGGTCCGCCTCATCGATGTAGGCGCGACCGGCGAGGTAGGAGCCATGGGTGCGAGACCATGAGTTGGGGTCGCCAAGGGGGCGGGTGTCGGTCTCCTTAACCTTGCCCATGATGGTTTGCTTTCCTCACCTGCCTACGAGTCTGCCTGATCTTCCGGTCGAGAAGATCAATCCGCCGTGTCAGGCTCGCCCGTCTGTGTTTGGGGTGTAGGTCATTCGACCTTTTGAAGGTCCTCGCGATCTCCCCCATCATGGCTTTCCGCTTGGCCTTCAGGGTCATGACCTCACTGCTGTCGATATCTGCCATCTCGCTCTCCAAAGTCTCCGAAAAAATCGGGGACGCTAACGCTACGCTAACGCCTGGAACGGAACGCCTGCTTCTAAGAGCAGCGCGTTCCAGGCTTTCCATTCAACCGTTCCAACTTGCTCTTCAATGAGTTGGGTTCGATTTCTACCCATCGTTCCAGGCCTCGTTCCGGTCGAACGAACGGGCTGTTTTTCGCCCCCTGCCGTTCCCGAAATCGTTCCAGTATTTTGGGATTAAACGCCTAGTCATTTGTATCCTTCCATCCGATCTCTTTCTTGCCCTTGGCAGTGATCCGGTACTTGTTGCCCCGGCGCTCCAGCAGCTTCTCCTCGACTAGTTGGCTGCATATGCGAAAGACAGTCGACTTCATCGGCTGGCCGGTCGAGCTGACGAAGCCGCACTTTTTGGCGAGTTCCGCAATCGAGATATTCCGGTCAGCGGCGATGGCCCTCAACACCATGGCATCCTCGTTCTCGCGCTTCCCTTCCTCCATCTGCTGCTTGAGTTCAGAGATGGGCTTGGCGACCACAGACGGCATCAACCGCCCCTCAGCATCGATAACCCTGGCGCTGTCGGCCACCTCCAACTCGAACGTCATGGGCTCGAACTCAGGCCCTCGGAACTTGCCAAGCCAATGCAGGGTCGTCTGTTTCTCGGCGGTCGCCCAAAGCGTCAAATTGCCGTCCACCTCGTTCAGGAAGGCGCTGCCGCCCATCGGCAGCAGGTTGTCACGCGAGGCGTTCTTGACCGGATGACAGTTGACCAGCACGGCAGGCTTGCCGGGCAGGAAGGTCAGTTGCCGCAGCAGCCGGGCATATGCCCCCTGCTGAGAATTGCTGTTGCTTTCATCGCCGGGGAAATAGGCCGCCGCCGTGTCCACGATGACCAGGACAAGATCGCCGATCTTGTCCGCTTCAGCCCTGATCTCTGGCATCTTGGCGGCGATGTCGATCACCCCGGCCACAAACCGCATCTTGAGGTCTTCGGCCTTGAAGCCATAGGCGTCGGCCAGCACCAGAAACCTCGCCCTGATGTCGTCCGGGTTCTCGCCAGGCCAGCAGCAGGACCGTGCCCGCCTTGACCTCTCTGCAATGCATGGGCACGCCACGGTCAATGGCCTGGGCGACATACAACGCCACTGCCGTCTTGCCGTGCCCCGTGCGCGCCGTGAGGCTGTACAGGTAGCCACGCTGCAAGACGCCATCGATCAGGTAGGCAGGCGGCGAGAAGCCCGCCACGAACTGCTCCGCACTCAGCAGCAGCGGCAGCGGCTCGCCGGTCCTGGGATCGACCTTGGGTTCTTCCGGGGGAGCCTCAAACCCGGAAGCTTCCGGCTTTGGTCTGGCGGCTTCCTTCGCGACGTCACCGTCCCACTTCAGCATCGCCCGGCGCCACTTGTTGGCAAACAGGCTTTTGCCGCGGTTCTCCCGCTCCAGCAGTTCCGCATGGGAAACACCGGATTCCGGCGGAAGCCGGGTGCTGACGTTGCGCTCGTACACCGCCCACTCCGCGTCTATTCTGGCGATGCTCTCGGCAGGCGGCGGAGGGATGGGGCACTTCCGGCGCCAACTCACCACGGAGGCCCAGACCATGTCCCGCATATATGCTTCGCGGCCGTTGGTGCGCTTTTTGAAGGCGTTGAAGTCACGGTCTGACGAGGTGGTGTGAGCGAGCGGGCCGCTCGGCCTGCTGCCGTGTTTCACCACCAGCGCCTCGATCGCCTCCAGCAGCCACTCCGGGGCCTGTGCGATCTCGATCTCGTAAGGAGCGCAGACCGGCTCCCACTCGTAATTTTTGGTGCTCTCATGCAATGACGGGGGCACCACCGCAAACCCACCCTGGCCGCGAATATCGACGTTGATGGTCGTCCGGTTGGTCGGCGCCTGCCAATCCGCGGGCGCCCGAAACACAATCTGTCGGCCGCCTCCGCCTGTCCTTTGCTGCCACGTTTCGGGCTCGATGCCGTTGTTATGCACGGCGAGGATGCCGCGCCACCATTCACCGGCAGCGGGACCCTTCTGGTCGTCCAAATCGATCACAAAGACATTGCCACTGGCCTGGCCGGTCAAGATGCCCATGTTGTCGCGCGCTGAGTGCTCGCCAGCGGCACCGTACCAGCGCGCGAATACTGCATCGGGAACGAGACTTCCCTGAAACTCCGTCCATTCCGACAGCTTGGGACGCTTCCACGAGGCGCCCTTCGCTACCTCGGACGGCGCGTAGCACGGGATCACCTGCAGGCCGCAGGCGCGGTACATGGCTGCCCATTCCGACGGGCTGGCAAAATCAGGATCGAAATCTGCGATTGGACCGGGGGCCATCATCGCAGCCCCTTCCCGAGCAATTGCACAAGGCAGGTTTTTTTCGTTAAAGCCAATGTGCACCTTTGTGGGTTGCTCGGGAGTTCACATCGCGGGGAGCCTCAGTGGTGCAGGGGCCAGGTTGGCTGCAACCTTCCTGGCCCCACAGCGCTAGCCGAAGTCATCGGAGCTAACCGTTTCGGCGGCCTTCGGCGCTTCGACCTGCGTCGAACCGGTAGAAGGCGGCGCGGCGCCGTTGGCATGCGGCTGTTGAGCGATCTGAGCGGGCTGCGTGGCCTTAGGCACGAACACAAGGTCACCACGCGGCAGCCAGGCGATGATGCGGAAGGTTGGATGGAGGTGGGTGCTGGCCTTCGCTCCTTTGCCCGTCGTGATGGGCGTGACCTTTTCGCGTACAACCACCGGCAACTTGTTGGGATTCTTGTCCTTCTCTGCGAGATAGTCATCGTAGAGGGCGTCGATGCCGGACAGGAATGCTTTGGACGTGCCAGCGAGCTCGCGGATGGGCTTGTCGCCGCCGCAGTCTTTCGAAAGCTTGAGCATAAGTCTCACGCCGTACTTGTGCTTGTCGCTCGGACGAGCAGGAAGCTCCTTGCCGATCGGCACCACCTTGAAGTCCGGCGCAGTGCCGGAAGCGAAAAGCATCCAGCCGTATTCAATGTTTTCGAGATCAACAATCCCCTTGAACGACGACGTGATGTCGATCGCCTCATTCGCGAAGTTGCCGTTGTTCTCGATGCGATCCATACGCAAGATGAGACCAGTGCGGGCGTCGTACTTCATGATCGGCAGGAAGTCGCCGCCATCCAACGGCGCCATTGGGATTCTCAATATGGACATTTCTCTTTTCTCTCTTCTCTAGAAGCCCCGATTGACTCGTGGCGTGTCAATCCCGCTCTCTGCGGGAATTCAGATTTTCCAGTGCTCGTAGGCGAGTTGCCGCGCGGGGCCGCCCCAATAGAAGCTTTCCAAATCGGGAACCGTGATTCTCTTGAAAAATTCCGGCTCGTCCGAGAGCGCGAGGAAGGTCTCGATTCTCATCGCAATCTGGCGCATCGCATCGCGATGCTCGCGGATGTTTTCAAGTTCATACGTTTCGCACTTTTTCGGCGTGACATAGGTTAGCCGCGCCGCCATGTTGTCGGATGACGCATAGAAAGCAGCCTGCCTCGCGTGCGACACTTTGATCTGCGAAGGCATCTTTTCAGTGGTTTTTAGGTCGACGATGATGCCGTGTTGCGCCCACTCGAAATCAAAATAGCCAATGATGGGCAGCCGCAAGCCTTCCGGCTTCCACTCAACAAGGCCTTGCGTGCGCGACGGCACGCCATAGGGGCGCAATTCCGCCAGCGCCTGGCGAACCATGTCGGAAACTGTTTCGCGGTACTTCTCGCGACGGGCATCGGGCGACAGCGCCATGATTGTGTCGTATTTGACGATGGCGACCTTGACGCATTCGGCCAGCGACGCGTCAGGATTAAGAAGACCATGCGTGAGGCCGGCCTCGACGGCGGTGCCACGGTGCGCCGGCGCGCCTACCGGCTGGCTGACACCCGTTATTTTTTCCAACACCCACATGGATGTGGATGCGCAGAACAAGTTCAACGAGCTCGGGCTGTGATGCTCGTAATTGATGCTCTGATGCCGCGCCCCGCTGATGGTGGAAAACGCTGACGTCATAACGGACTCACCAAGGTTTCGCGTCCCTTACGTCTCTGGAGTTAGCGGTTCGAGAAGATCACGTATGCGGTCGACCTTGCTGTCCGGAATGCGGCGAAGCCCTCGATGCTACGTAGCCTCCTCGATCCGCAAAATTCTGTTCCTGATCCGGTTCCAACGCCTGCGCGGGACCCGCAGGAACCGGCCATCTTTATCTGTGGGGATGTCTCCCCGCTGGGCGGCCCGGTAGCTTCCAGCTCTAGACAAGCCGATCTGCGCGCCGGCCTCCTCAACGGCGTAGGAATTCAGTTTCCTAAACCTTCGGCCCGCCCGCATCTCGAGCCTCTCCCGCGACGAACTTGAAACGTGCGTATTTATACGCTTAGACTGGGGTGTTAACAAGCGTTAGATATGGGGATATGATCCCCATATCAAGATCGTCTCAGGTCCATCTCAAAAGGGGCAGCCATGGCACCGCGCCGCAAACAGCAAGCAACCAAACCTCGCCAACAGGGCAGAGAGGTGAAGCTTCGGGTGCCCGAGAGCACCATGGAGTTCATCGAGAAGCGGGCGGAGGCGGACCGGAGGCCAATCAATGCGACGATCGTCAAGATGCTGGAGGATGCTCCCTATTGGGAGCACATGGCGAATCTGGACGATCTGAGCCGTCGCTTTGAGGAGATGTTCAACAGGGCCCAGATCTCGTTCGCCCGGTACAGCCAAGAGATTACCTGGCAAGTTCTGTCACGCAGACTGGTCGAGACCGTGGACCTGATCGAACAGATGGGATTGGAAGCGGAAGCTGAGCCGGGGCTGCGGTCAGCACTTAATGAGCTGCGCGCCGTTCGCGCCGAGATGCGGATTCAGCAGAGCCAAGAACGCCCCGATGCTGTGGATCGCTCTCCAAAGAGGTGATCTGCGTCGGGTGGAGACCGCGTATGAGCAGGGCGGCGACCGACGGGAAAAGCGATTTGAATGGCTCGCCGGTCGCGGCGCTACAGATCGCACCAAAAGCTATGGTGAGGAGTTTGCCATGATCGCTGCGCAACGACAGCAAATCCAAAGCGAGGATGGCGCGCCTGAGAAGTCCGTACCTCGGCGCATGTTGAATGAGAAACAGGTCCTGGAAATTGTTCCGGTCGGCCGCACCACGCTCTACCGCATGGAGAAGGCAGGCCGTTTTCCGAAGTCGACCTACATTAGCCCAAACCGGCGCGTTTGGTTTGAAGATGAGATCATCGCTTGGCAGAACGCGGTCGACGAATTCGACCCGCGCCGACGGCGCGGCAAAGGGCGTCGCCAGCGTGTTTCATCTAGTTCGTCCTAGTGCCAAGCTGAACTAGGGCCTATTGGGGCCTGCCCGGAAGGGGGCGGCCCTTTTCTTTATCAGCACAAGTCAGATAAGCACTTGATTTGCTGGGTTCTCTCTCGCTTCTCGGTGTTCGAAAAAATCACTGGACGTCAGGACCACACGACTTCGCCGTCCGCCTCACGCCACGTTCGTCTTCGTGGCATCAGCGTCCACCGCATCTCACCGCAACGTTCGTGACGATCG